GCCTCATCCGTACCAGTAGCAGGATTAGCAAACGTAACGTCTGGTGGTGACGTATATCCGCTTCCTCCGTTTGTTATTGTAACGGACGTTACTTGTCCACCCGTTCCTAAAGTTTGCCCTATCTGTCCAGCTATGTATTCGGTATCTGCGTCTCGTCCCGTACCCGCACTATTACCCGTCGAGTCTCTACCTGCGTTCTGTCCGTCTCCACTCTCGTAGATAAACTTCTGACCGTCTATCTCTACGCTGTATTCCTTACTGTAGTCACCTAACTTAACAAATACTAACGCATCATACGCTAACGCTGCACTTGTTGTACTACCTAACGATACCGTTTGTTCTTTGTTAGCTATAAAAGTATAGTCAGCAACCGTTAACGCCTTAACATCAGTACGTGGTGTGGTTATGCCATCTAGATAAGTCTGAGCATTAGCTGATATAGTAACCGTCTTTTCCGTTCCGTCAGCCAGATCAAATACACTACAATCATTAGCGTCTATTACGGCTGCGTATTGACTGGTTTCGTCTCTGTCTATCAGTTGTACGAAAGCGTCGTTACTTACTTTACTGGTAAACAACTTACCAACGTGACGACTATTCGGACGTTTTACTAATCCTTCAACAACAGTAGCCCAAGCATTTATTTGTTCGTCGCACTGACCGGGAAAGCGTAAGTTATCGGGTTGCTGTGATACGCCCTGTGCTAAATTAGGTACGCTGTTAACTAATAACGGCATTATCTGTCAAGCACTCGTAAAACGCTGTAGTGGTCAAAGATAGTTCTGTCTGCGTTCTCGGAGTCGCTGTCTATGGCTCTAGCTTTAGCTTCTATTTCATCACGCAACGCAAACCCTTCGATCTCACGACTTCCAAGAAAACGATTAGCGAAGATACGAGCTGCTTTAACGGTGATGTAGTGTCGGAACTGTTCAGGTAGTTCTGTAAAGTCCAACTCGAAAGTAATGGAGGCTTTAACCTCCTTAGTCCATACATCCGTGTGATTCTTTCTATCATATAGAGTTAGTCCACGCTGTACTGGATCACTGTCTGTATAAAGTTCTGGGTCAAGATCAACCTTTAACGTATTCGTTGGTAGTGTAATCTTGCTTGTACCTGCGTCTGGTGTAAGTACGTATTCGTGTTCGGTGTTGTAATGCCAACCTTCCGATTGTATGGCTTTGCTGGTTTCGTCTAACGTCGCTTCCGCTTGAACAACGGTTACGGGTACGGACGTCCCTCCTAGCGTATTGACGGGTGCTTCTCCGATGACGCTAATCATCGTGTTTACTGCATTAAGTTTAGTAGTCAGAGCCATAACAAAAAATACTCGGTAGAAGGGAGCGGAACGAATCGCAGACCTCCCAACACCGAGAGAGAGTGGTTACTTTTGAAGTTCGATAGCACACTCAGGACGGAGAACTCCGTGACCCATAGCGTACTTAGCAACAAAAAGCGTACCTTGACGTTCGATTTGGTACTCAGATTCAGTAGCCAAGTCGAGAAGTTTAACGGTTCCAACAGCAGCGGAATGAGAAACAACACCAAGAGTATTGGTAAAGTTACCATTGTATCCGGTACCACTAGCACCAAACACGTCGTTGTTAGAAGCTCCGTCACCTGTAGCGGTACCAGACAAGTCAGTCGATGGTATGTGATTGCTCTTGTAGATAGTGATACCAGCTACTTGAGGAATCGAACCAGAAGCGATGCTACCTAAACCTCCAACGTCTTTATTGACTGCGGAAGTAGAGATGGCAAGCGTTCCTGCTCCACCTGTGATTAACTTGTAATACTCTTGAGGACGAAGAACAGCGAAGCGTCCGTCAGAAGGAACGTCGTTTTCGTCGAGCTTTTGAGCTGCGGTAAAGAGAGCAGCGGTCAACTCAGCACCTGTAGGATCACTGTTGTCAGCGTCGTCAGCGGAGTCGGCGATGTCTCCCATTGCGTTAGCGGAAACGTCCAAGATACCACCCGTGTTGCCACCAGTTACGGAAGCAGCAGAACGAGCAGCAGCGATGAACACTTTAGCAAGAGCGGTATCAAAACGAACGGCAAGAGCCTTACCCAACTCGTTAGCATAGACTGAACGAATGTCGTAGTGGTTCTTTACGTCGTCGATGTTTGACAAGAAAGTAGAAGCCAAAAGCATCTTATCGATGGTGATGATCTTTTCATTCTTGTTAATGTCGCTCAAGTAGCTGTTTCCAGCGTCAGCGATGTTTTCACCGGGTGTGTGATATGAAGCGGAGGCGACTCCTGTTACTGGGAACTGAGCAGACTTGCCGTTTTCGATAGTACGAACGGTGTGCAACGCTTTAAAGACGTTATTTTCTTCAAAGGTTTGCAGGATTTCACCGCTGAACTTCTTGAGAAACAAGGCATCAGCATCACCAGCACCATTAATCTGACCTACGCGCGAGGGGGATGTATCTCCATTAGCCATGATATATAATCTCCTATGTTACGTATGTTATTAGTATTAGTTATGGTTGGTTGACTTTTACTTCGTTCGTTCACAGGATTGTCCTCCGCAGAGGGTCTAGGGACTAATTGTCGCAATCGTCTATATAAATATTCTTAATTAATAATCAAAATAATCTTGACTGTCAACCCCTTCTTCCAGAGGGACCGAAGTAAAAACCTAAGATACAAGGCAGAATTACGGTGCATCCCATAAGGGCGATGTGTCCAGAAGAAATAATGATCGGCTTTTGTGCAGCTTGCCATTTGAAGAGTCCGAATAAGAACTCGTTATATCCTTCGCCGTCGGCATTTGTGACGGTGAGTATTTCGGCGTTGGGGTAAAGGGTACATAAGATGATACACGTACAGAGCGTAGACACCCCGATAACAGCAAGACAACGACGAGTATAAGAAACAAACTCAGAAGTACCTGCTTTAGCAAGCTCAGCTTGGAGTCTAAGAAAATTATCATTCGCTCTAGCCTCTCTCGCCATTTCAATATCGTGCTTTTGTTGACGGGCTTCAAAGATATAACCAAATACACCTTTAAGAATAGCACCCATAGCCGTGCTACCCCCACCCGTAATAAATAACATAAGTAGTTCACCCATCTCACTCTACGATATTGTATCTCACTTTATCCAGAAGCTCCTCATGCTTACCCATCTGTTTCTCTATGAAGCTTAACCTCATATTCTGTTCAGCGTCATCAGGTAATGCACCAAGTTCTCCTCTAGGCCACTTCACTCTAAACTCTGCATTAAGTTCTACGTCGTGCTTCAATCTCATAATCTCTAAATCTAAAGCATTTAGCTTATTCCATATAACACTATAGCCCCAAACCACACTACCTACCACAGCTATTACTTTAGCTACGAATGCTAGGTTAGCTTTAACCTGCACATTTTCTCCTATCTCTGCTGCCATGTCCTTAATCATACTGCTACGGTATTAGGTCTGCAAATAAAAAGACCGCCTTAGATTACTGATAAAACTTTCGTAAAACCTATAAAACGAAAGGAAAAGCCAGAACCCAAGACGGTCTTACCCCACTTATTATTAACTCAACAATTTCAGATATTACTAATTGCTAGACGTCTGTCAATCTCTTCGTGATATGATTTATCTCCACTACGATAACGTGGATCAGCTTGTGCTCTAGCTAGTTCTTGCATACTTCTAAATGGCATAGTGGACGACCCGGCAACAGCTCCTTGTGTTAACTTAGGTTTGGCTCCCGTATCGTTTTGATACCTAGCATATAAACCTTGTACCGCTAACTTCGCTTGTTGTACCGTCCCGCTCGTGACAGCTTCGTCAAATGCGTCGATCTCTTCGGGTGGTAAATGTTCGTTGGCCCATTCAGCCATTGCATCGTAATCATTACCTGCAACGCTTTTGATTTGGGCTTCTTCGGTTTGTAAAAGAGCTTGTTGACCAGCAGCGTAACCATCGACGAGATCACGTGGCAGTCCTATTTCTTCAAGCTTTTTATAAGTTTCTTCAGACAGCTTGCCGTCATTCTCAAAGAACTCCTGACTAGCTTCCACAACAGCATTATTATAATCACTACCTTCCTGCTGTTGGTTATTGGTTTCTTCGGTGTTTTCTTGCGTTTCTTCATTGCTTTCAACTTGTTGTTCTTTAGCTCCTTGTCCCATTTTCTTTTCCAGTTCGGAGTATGCTTGCGCCATGTCTTCCGCACTCTTGAACTTTTCGGGCAACCATTCGGGTCGGTCATTAGATACCTCCTCGACTTCCTCTTGTACTTGCTCCGTCGTTTGTTCTTGGTCTTCGGGTGCTATCTCGCTCGGTACTTTCTCGTTAACTTCTACTCGGTGTAATTCAGCCATCTTTTATTCCTCTTGTGGTGTTTCTGGTTGTTGTGCCATGTACTGCTCTTGTGCTGCATTGATGGTTGGGGCTACTGCGGGTGCTCCGAGTTTCTGTGCCATCTCCATCATCTGAGCTTGTTGCATAGCTTGTTGAATCTCTTCTTCCGTCTTGATGAGTCCCTCAGTTTCTATACCAAGAGCAGTAGCACGACGCTTGAAGTAGTCAGATACATTTAAGTATTGGTTGACTGCTTGTGGTCCCACTACCTGATTAGCTCCTGCCAAGAATAGATCAAGACGTTGTAAATCATTACCACGACCAAGTGCTTCAACACCAGTAACAATAGTAGGTT